TGCTTTAGGTGGTGCAAAAATTGGTGCTGCCATAGGTACAGCAATATTACCTGGTGTAGGTACTGTGATTGGAGGTATAGGTGGTAGTATAATTGGTGGATTGGCAGGTGGTAGATTAGCAGATATATTCTCAGGTGCTGATAGAAGAAGAAAGTTTGAGGAACAAAGGGTAATTTTATCAACTCAAAAGACATTATTTTCTAGTGCTCTTGATGATTTTGACAGGGTGCTTGATAAACTTGAGAAAACCAGTCCGTTTTTAGTTCTAAGACGAGATGATGATGAATTTTTTGGAAGATCACCATTAGGAAGAATTTTACCCAAACCTAAACCACCAAAAACACCATTTCTTCAACAACCTTTAGTAAAAGATATAGGATATATTGCATTGTCCTCTCTTATAGCAACTTTAGCAGTTATCGCTGTAGGGTCAAGTCCTGGCACACCAGAGGATGCAGGTCTCATATTACTTCTAAGACAAACGGTTCAAAAAAGTCCTTTTTTAATGAAAATTGCGAAGAAATTTATAAAATTTCAAAAAGCAACTCCAAAAGTAAAACCACAAAAACTCGATAAATTTGATGAATTGATACCTGGCGTTGACATACCTGCTATATCAGCAAAGGGTCTTAGGGTAAGGGCAGAAGCACTTTTGAAAAAACTAAATCCAAATATAAAATTTGACAAAATTGATAAAATCAAAAAAGTCAAACCAAAATCAATTGAAGAATCAAATAAAAACATACGAGATTTTATTGAAAAAAATCAAGAGAATCTAAGTCCAGATAGTCCATTATTGAAGATGTTTAGAAAAATTAGAAAGAGGGGTGATGTAAAGGTAAATCCAAATAGAAAATTTGAGTCTGGTTCATTTGATATGCAGAACCCGAAAGTCAATAAGATAAGTGGTGATTCTAACTTAAGTTTTGACTCTGAGAGCACCACTGGGTCGGATAATATAGCACTCGCACCTATAAACAATATATTTCTTATTAATCAAGAGAACTCGACCAGTTCAACACCTACAACACAAGGTGGTAGCACCATTCTTATTGGTAAAGGCACTATGAATTCCTTTGATGCTGAGATAAATATTCGTCAGATGGAAATATTACAGACAGCATGAATAGAAACGTCCTATGGACAAAAGGACATAAGTTATTATCCTTTGAAGTGTTTACTGACAAGGAAGGAAAGTCTGTGAATATGCTCGGTCAGGTCAACTTCATAAAGTATTTTGAGGATGTGGTAGATCCATCATTACATATGGATATTACCATATCTGACACAAATGGTCTTATAAACAAGTTACCAATTAGAAGTGGATCTGTTGTCAAAATACAATTGACACATCCAAGTCAAGAAGATCCTGTTCAAATGAGTTTGATTGTCACAAACATATCAGGTCATATTATAGACAATAAAAGAGAAATTTACACACTTACATGCGAAACAAAGGGTGCACTTTCTAATCATACTAATAGAGTGTGGAAAAAATATACTGGTTCTATAGCAGCAACTGTGAGCACAATAATAAACGAAAAAATAGAAGGTGAGATCAATGAGGTAGACACCACATCAAATGAATTAGAGTTTTATGGTAATTACAGAAGACCTTTCAAGGTCATATCTGATTTATGTCGTAAAGCGATACCATCAACATCAGGATCGAGCAAGATAGGAGATGAGGGAACGGCAGGGTATTTGTTTTATGAGACACAAGATGGATACAATTTTAGAAGTATTGATAAGATATTCAAAGATGATGAGGTGAGGGAGACATATGAGATGACACCTTTCAAGGAAGCATTAGATGTTTCAAATAATTTCAAATTAGCAAGTAGTCCTTCTATGAAAGAAAGTCATGATATAATAAAAAAACTAAGATCTGGTGCATTCAGTAGTTCAAACTGGTACTATGATGTACTCACAAGGAAGGTAATCTTCAAGAATTTCAGATTCAATAAAAATATTGAACTTGCAAATGATGAGGAGGTTGTTCCTACTGATTACAAAGAACCTTACTCAAGAATTATTTTATCAACTCTTGATCAAGGAACCACCGTGAAAGATGCAGATGGTGTAGAAACTAATACACCTCAAAGACAAGCAGAATTCCAAGCACAAGCATCAGCAAGATACTCTGCTATGTACTCTCAGATTTTAGATATCACAGTACCCATGAATCTTTCATTGAGAGCAGGTCATGTCATTGATGTCAAATTTCCTGATCTAAATACTGGTAAACCACAGGATAAAAATTCTCCTGAGAGTGGTAAATACATGATTGCCAAGTTATCTCATGAGTTTGGAAATCCAGAGGGTGATTACACAGGATTATCTCTTGTGAGAGATTCATTTACCATCAACGAGTAACATGAAAAGTATCGAAGACCACATTGCTAAAGACAAGGAAATCTCTGAAGATCCAAAAGCGTCTCCAGCAGCAAGAAGACATGCAACAGATGAATTGCATGAACTTGAGGAGTATGCAGAGCATCATAAGGAAGAGATCGCAGCAGGTGATCATCATGACCCCAACGCTTTAGAAGTATTCTGTGATTTACATCCAGATGAACCTGAGTGTCTAATTTACGATGACTGATGCTTACACGTCAAACTAATATTGAATTCTTTGGAAAGGATGGATTCCAGTGGTTTATTGCACAAGTAGCCCCTGACAAAGTTTGGCGTACAGAAAATAATCAAAACTTTGATAATGGATTTAGAGCAAAGATAAGAATACTAGGATATCATCCTGGTGAAAATGGTGGTGAGGGTGGTATATCTGATGAAGATTTACCTTGGGCACATTTTCTTGTGTCACCTCAGTTTGGAGCAGGTAACTTCAACGGAGGAACATCATTTGGACTACAGGGTGGTGAGATGGTTGTTGGGTTTTTCCTTGATGGAGAGGAGGCACAACAACCTGTAGTATTTGGATCATTCTTTGCCAATTATAATATAGAAGAAGTAGAGGACTTCAAAAAAGTATTAGATGCTGGCACATCAGGTTTCAAACCAATAGGTATAGATGAGTCTGTAAAATATGGTAAACACACCACAATTGAAGGTCAAAAGAAACAGAAAAAATCTGGTACGGTTGTCAATAGTAATTCAGAAGTTGTAGATGAAAATAAAGAGAAAAAAGGTACGATAGAAAAGGTTTATGATAATAAGACTTATAAAACTAAGGTGCCAGTGGTATGTGATACGCCAAAGAGCAATACTGGTGATATATCAAAGTCATTGCAAGATTTTTTTGATAAAATTAATAAATTCCAAAAATATCAAGATGGATATATTGACCCAGTATTGAATAGAATTGTAAATTTGGACAAAGAAATAAACAAGGTATCGGAAGAAATTTCTGGTGCAATGTCAGGTATTGTTAGAAAGGCAAGAAACAAATTATTTGAAGAAATAAATGATGGGGTAGATGATATGATTGACTTTCTTGACCCTGATAAACTTATCAAGGATATTGAGATAAAGAAGAAAAAGGATGATATATACTGTCTCATTGAGAATGTTTTGAATGGGTTGAAGGATTTTGTAGGTGATTTTATAAAATCATTATTGGGAAACATATTGAATGTGCCTCTTTGTGCTGCTGAACAATTCATCAGTGGTTTGATGTCTAACTTGACTGATAAAATACAGAGTGCCATAGGTCCTGCAATATCTGCAATAAGTCAATTGACAGGAAAAGCTATGACCTCATTCTCAGCGATGATGACAAAAGCATTAGAGATGGCACAAACTGCTCTTGCATTATTTGAGTGTGAAGGTAATAAGTGTGAGGAAGATCCAGCAGATTTCATCACCAATGAAGGTCCTGATCCTAAAAAAGTATTAGAATTCAATAATTTACTCAATAAGTTTACAACACTCAGTGGTAGTGGTTTGACAGGTGCATTAGATACGTTGGTCGGTAAAGCATTTCCACAACTTAGTATCGGTGATAATATAGGTGATTTCTCAGGTTTAAATCCACTAGAAGGTTTAGTTGGTGGTTGTAATGTATCTAGTAAAACTTGTGGACCTCCTAGAATAGAAATATTTGGTGGTGGTGGTTTTGGTGCTGCTGCTGATGCAGTTATAAATTCCATAGGTGAAGTTGTAGGTGCTAATATGACAAGTTTTGGTGTGGGATATAAAAAACCACCCTTTGTCACAATTTTTGATGATTGTAATAATGGTAAGGGTGCCACAGCTAAACCAGTAGTAGAGGATGGAAGAATAGTCAATCTTATAATAACAAATTCTGGTGGTGGATTCCTCACACCAGATAGTATATCAGATACAGAAGGTGTTGATGTTATAGGTCAGGTTGAAGGTGTTGATATTATTTCTACAGGAATAGGATATGAAGAGGGAGATCTTATTTGCAGTGAAAGTGGGCAGTGCTTGACACCTGTGATAGAAGATGGTAGAATAGTCGGAGCAAGTGGTAAAATAGATCTAGGTCTCGTAAAAGTACCAGAATTGACAGTTGAATCAAATACTGGAATTGGTGCTGATGTAAGAGCTATAACTAGATTTGTCAAGAGAGATGATTACACAGATCCTGTCGTACCAGACACAGAACTCATACGAGTTATAAGTTGCCCTAGATTCTACTAATGTCAGATAAACCAAAGTTTCCACCGATTATTATACAACACCCTGAGTGTGGTCATATCACTATGGGTGATGAGAAAGATAAAGATGTAAAAAGACCAAGGGATATTGGTTTATATGGTGGTAGTGCAAATGCACTAAGATTATTCAAGGATGGTGGTTTTGAATTACGATCAAGTGATGATGATAGTGAACAGGAAACAAGAGGTTCATTGATTTTACAGGCATGTAAAAACGGAAGACTTGTCATAAAATCTGAGGGTGATTTGAATATTGATGTGGCAGGTGAATTTACAGTCAGTGCAAATAAAATAAAAATGGAAGCATTGAATGCCAGTGAAGATGGCATCAATCTCAAAGCAAAACATGATATTCGCATAGATGCAGACAATAATATTCTTACGACTGCTGATAATGTTACCATAGATGCCAAAGAAAGACTTGTTACACACTCTATAGGGTGGACGGTTCTAATTGGTCAATACATTAGACTACATGAACCGATAACAAAATTATGTCCTGCCATTTTGGAGGAATATATAGAGAACCAAATCAAAACACTGAAAAAGTAATATGGCAGGTATTCGTAATCTTGATAGCGGTAAGATCTACATTGGACCTGAAGATCCAAAGGTCGATCAATCAGTAGAAACACTTGACGGTGACAAGGAGTTTGATGGCACACTTTCAGCAGTAGGTCCTGTATTTTTGGGTGAGCATAGTGATATAGCATTTGGTCATGTCAATATTGGTACAGATATAGGTTTTCAGAAGTTTGTGCCACAGATGAAGGGTAGAGCATTAGATGTAGAGGGTGACGTAAGTATAGTTGGTAATGGTAGTGGTGCTCAAGGTGTAAATGCACTGGTAATAGATGGTGACGTATTTGTCACAGGTGCTGTTGATTGTTTATCTAAGGGAAGGTTAGAAGCAAGACACGCTGTTGCTGACAGTTTACCAAAACCATTTGACATGGAACACCCTAGTAAGGGTGAAGGTCATAGACTTAGATACGCTTGTATTGAAGGTCCTGAGGTTGGTGTATATTTCAGAGGTAGGACACAGGATAATGAGATTGTCTTACCTGATTATTGGAAAGACCTTGTGGTGATTGATAGTATCACAGTACAAACACAACCAGTTGGATCAGCACAGAATATAATAGTAAAAGAATGGGATGAAAGTAAGATAACTTTAGAGGGTGTGACTGATTGTTTCTATCATGTATATGGAGAAAGAAAGGATGTAAACCCACTTGTGGTAGAATATGAAGGTAATACTTGGGAAGACTATCCTGATCCCAAGTATAATGACCCTGCATACTCTCGATAGTGTGCTATACTGAATTAAAAACCATGAATGAAACGCTTGAAACTTGTGGCATCGTCAAA